ACCAATTGCTACTCCTGCAGCTGGCGGACAACGTGCAGAAGACATCCTTGCAATGATTCGCAATCGTCAAAAAACATCTTAAGTAGATAATGCGTAAGGGGGCGTGATGCCCCCTATTTCAATTAAAAGGACATTCTCATGGCAAAACCATTCGACATTAGTAAATTTAGAAAGTCAATTACCAAAAGCATCGAAGGCTTAGGTATTGGCTTTAACGATCCAACTGATTGGATTAGTACAGGCAACTACACATTAAACTACCTATTAAGCGGAGACTTTAACAAAGGTATTCCGATGGGCAAGGTAACTGTGTTTGCTGGTGAATCGGGCGCAGGTAAATCATTTATCTGTAGTGGTAATATTGTAAGACACGCACAACAGCAAGGCATCTATGTAATCTTAATTGATACAGAAAACGCACTTGACGAAGCATGGTTGCACGCACTAGGTGTAGATACAGACGAAAGCAAACTGCTTAAACTTAATATGGCTATGATCGATGATGTGGCTAAAGTTATCAGTGACTTTGTTAAAGAGTATCGCACACTACCAGAAGAAGACCGTCCTAAAGTATTGTTTGTTTTAGACAGTTTGGGTATGATGTTAACTCCAACAGATGTTAACCAGTTTGAAGCAGGCGAAATGAAAGGTGATATGGGTCGTAAACCTAAAGCACTTACAGCACTTGTTCGTAACTGTGTAAACATGTTCGGTACATTAAACTTAGGTCTGGTGGCAACCAATCATACATACGCTAGCCAGGATATGTTTGACCCAGATGATAAAATCAGTGGCGGTCAAGGCTTTATCTACGCATCGAGTATTGTAGTAGCTATGCGCAAACTCAAACTTAAAACAGATGCTGACGGTAATAAGACCACAACTGTTAATGGTATCCGTGCCGCATGTAAGATTATGAAAACACGCTATGCTAAACCGTTTGAGTCAGTACAAGTAGAGATTCCGTATGAAACTGGTATGAGTCCCTATTCGGGTATGGTAGATATGTTAGAAGCCAAAGCTATGTTAAGCAAAGAAGGCAACAGTTTGGTCTACAAGTTCGTTGACGGCACAGTTATCAAGAAATTCCGCAAGGCTTGGGAACGTAACGAAGATGGTTGTTTAGACAAAGTTATGGCAGAAATTTCATCAAACGTTAATCCTTTGCTAAGTACTGAAGTTGCTGAAGCCTCAGATGAAGATTTGAGCGAAAATACAGCACAACTTGAAGGAAATGAAGAATGAGTTTAGAAATTGATATCTTAGGTGAAATTTGGTTAACTTGTAAAGAGTACATCAATCCCAAAGACAAGCAAGCAGCAGCTGACCACGTGATTAGTGTAGTTGCTGATCATAATATCACCGAAGCTGATCTAAAAAAGTTTGCCGGGACGGATAGTTATTTAGGTAGAGCAGTTAAAGAATATCTGAATGACGAGGATGATGCCGAATACGAAGACGACGACGGAAGTGACGACTATTAATGTGGTATAATCGAGTAGTTCAAGATATTGCTAAACTTCCTGACTTTATTGACTACTATTCTAACGAATTAGATCAGGCCAAACGCGAAGTTGGGGTGTATGGTAATATTGAAAAGAATCTAGCCGCACTTCCGGGTATTACAGAGCAACGTTTCAATCAGCTACAAGAGATTGAAGCGGTGCTTAACCTCTTGAATATTCGACTAAGAAAAATCCGTAAGGAACACTTTAAAAAATACCTAGAAGGCTATGCACGTGCGCTAACATCACGCGACGCTGAAAAGTACGTAGATGGTGAAGACGAAGTTATTGATATGGAAACTATTATCAATGAAGTTGCACTACTACGTAATAAGTGGTTAGGCATTATGAAAGGCTTAGAAAGCAAGAACTTTATGTTAGGGCACGTGACTCGTTTACGCACGGCCGGAATGGAAGATGCAAGTATTAACTAACGTAAACGACATGCTCGAAGAGTGGGAGCAGATTAAGTATGTTAGCTCTCACATCAGTCCTACTGACGACATCGACATACTAGATTACATGCGTCGAAAAAGCCAGCTAATGCACTATTCTCAAGAGTTACGCTATGCAAGATTGATTAACGATATCAAATCTGAACAAGAGTACACAATCAAATTTACAGAAGCCTACACTACATTTATTAAAGATTTTGTTTTTAGGGTATTGAAAAATGACAATCAGACACAGTCTTAAAATACTAAATCAACTACGAGAATACGATAGTTTCTTAGACAGCTTAAAAGTCATTGCTGACATGGGCTGCGGTACAGGCGAAGATATACTATGGTGGGCTACTTTAGAAACTCGTGACGACCCACCTAAACCCTACAATTATCACTGTTTTGCTGTTGATCGAGATGCAACTAAGTTAGCTAAAGTTGCGTCTTTACCTAATATCAAAAAATCTCAAAAAGACTTTAATCAACTTTGTTTGCCAATTAAAGTAGATCTAATGTTTAGTCATGATAGTCTGCAGTATAGTCATAATCCTCTAGCAACACTAAAGCAATGGAACGAAATGATGAATGTCGATGCTATGCTGGTGCTGTCTATACCACAACATAGCGGAGTAGAATATAACAAGTACTATAGTAGAACACACAGCGGATGCTTTTATCATTTCACTCCGACTAACTTAATTTATATGCTGGCTGTAAATGGATTTGACTGCAAGGATGCTTATCTGCTCAAACAGTTCAACGATCCTTGGATTCACATAGCTGTTTACAAATCAGAGCAGGCTCCTAAAGACCCTGCTAATACCAGCTGGTCGGACTTAGTTGGCACAGGATTATTGCATTCAAGTATAGAAAACAGTATTAACAAATTTGGATATTTACGCCAAGAAGACATTGTGATGCCTTGGTTAGATAGAGAAAACTATTTTGTTGACTACGTAAGCGAACTTACTGAAATACCCAAAGCCGCAGGTGAGCCGGTAGTAAAGGGGATATTTAACAAGACTATAGAAACTGGTAATAGTAAATTAGAGCAAGCGCCGGCAGTGGTTAAAAGTACCAAACTACTCAAACCTGTTAAAAGTATTCGCCCACCAAAGAAAAAATATGATTAATCGTGTAGTATTAGTAACAGGAGGATTTGATCCCCTACACAGCGGGCACATAGCCTACTTCAAAGCCGCTAAGGCCTTAGGTGATATGTTAGTAGTTGGCATAAACAGCGATGCGTGGTTAGAACGCAAGAAAGGTCGTGCGTTTATGCCCTGTGCCGAACGTGTGGCTATTATAGAAAATTTAAAAATGGTAGATCATTGTATATTGTTCAACGACAATGACGGCACAGCTATAGAAGCAATCAACAATGTCAAGATGCTGTACCCTAACAGCCAAATTGTATTTGCCAACGGTGGTGATCGTACTCAAAATAATATACCCGAGATGAAGTGTGCAGATGTAGAGTTCGCATTTGGAGTCGGCGGAGAAAATAAGCTCAACAGTAGCAGTTGGATATTAGAGGAGTGGAAAGCACCTAAAACCATCCGAAGTTGGGGTTATTATCGCGTATTACATGACGTTCCGGGGCTAAAAGTAAAAGAATTAACCGTCGATCCGGGTAAACAGCTAAGTATGCAGAAACATTATAACAGAGCTGAATTATGGTTCATTGCAGACGGTGAAGCAACAGTCGGCGAATATAGTCGTGTGTATCCAACTGCTCTGCAAACTCCAACTTTACTTAAACATTCAACACATCGAATACCAGAAGAACAATGGCATCAACTGGCTAACCCATACAATAAACCCTGTCGTATAATCGAAATACAATACGGTGATCAGTGTGTTGAAGATGACATCGAACGCAAAGAATAAATATACTATAAACATAAGGTATTATTAATGCGAGCAAAAGATTTTATAACAGAATACACAGAGATTACAAGAAGCAAACTAACCGGACCTGGTAAAGAAAATGAAGACAGGGTTGGCAAATTCATTGAGTTAATTACATCAGGATTTGAGTTTAATAGTAAGCAGGGGCCTGTTACAGTTGATGTTGCTAATATTCCAGCAATTCAACAATTCTTTGCTCCGGGGAATTCTCAACGTTCATTGAATATTAAAACTAATCTAGGTATTATGCCTATGAGTAATTTATATTACAATGATTCTGCTTGGCGCGGCACAAAAAGTAGAGGCACAGCAGATATTTCACTTAAGCCTAGTCAGATCTGGGATGCCCAAAAAATAAAAAAAGGAGAAGAAGTAACTCCTGAATTGGCTGTTAAAATGGGCGCATTTCCTGCAAGCGAATTAGGTCAACGAATTATATCAAGTACAGTGCTAGATCAACAAGGCGCGGCCGGCGCGGTAGTTAAACAAATGGCTAAACAAATTATGGACGGCCAGATACCAACTGTAACAGAAGATCTATCTAAACAAGAATTTGGAGCAATACAGAATGATGCTTTTGAATATCTTGGAGTGCTAGCAATAATAAATGGAGTAGCAGAATTCCCAGATATAGAAGCATTTTATACGCACTTGGGTGCAAAGTTAAACGAATTTATGTTATTTTTCCCTGGGTCTACATCAAGTCCATTGGCAGATAGTTTTGCATTACAAAATTCTAACACAGGAAATACTATTTTCTTAAGTAGCAAGGGAGGAAAATCAGGTAGTCCAAGTAGTATCAATGAACTAAAGATTCCGGCCCACATGCTACAGACAGACGATGATGCTATAAAGTTTGTTAAATTACTACAATCAACAGCACCAATGTTCCAACCTTTTGCAGCCGCAAACTGGATACACACAAACTATCCGGGGTCACTGGGGCAGTTAGAAAAATTCATGCCATTCAACGATGCGTTTTTTGAATATATCTCAACTGTGTGGAAAAATAAAAACAAAGGTGTTCCGACTACATTAGAAGAAATACCAGCAGAATATCAACCATTGTTTAGTTATATACAAGCACAAGATACTAATTCTAAAAACCCATGGAATGCTCCGTTGTTTTATTATGTTCGTTATATAGTTAAATCGGCAGTGCATGATGCTATTCGTTCAAAACGTGCTATTCCACAATTTAGCCAACGAATGATTGAAGTGTTTGGGTGGAATTTTGTTGTAGTTAAAACAAAACCTAAAGGTGATGCGTTTATAACTTCGTGTCAGTGGCCAGCTAAAGTAGGTGGCACAGTATCATTTGAACACAAAGATCCAGCACCAAAATGGACTAGTGCCATGACATGGTTATTATCATAAACAGTTGACAACGATCCTAGACGGTGTTATAATAGTATTTTAGTTAGCAATTAAGTAAAGGAATAGAATGACTACAGAAGAATATCAACAAGCAATGCAGGAGTTTTTGACCAATGGCGGAGAGATTAAACAGATAGCCAGAGGTGTACAAAGTGAAACAGCAACTACTAATTTCTGGGGTGCACCTAAAAAGAAAGCAAAAGAACCAGAAATAACAACAGATAATCAAACAGAAATATAAATAAAAGTATAAATAAATTAACAAAGAGGTTGACAACTGTTCTATTTGAATATATAATAGTTGTATAGTAAGAAATTAATTAAGGAATGCGAAAGCAAAATGTTTAACCAGCTACATCAATTTACAATATCGAAACAAGTGTGCGCACTTGCCACGATGTCTTATTGGTCAGCGATTGAGACATCAGGCAATGATCGCACACCGAATAGTATCTGTGGGGATCTTAATTAGAGTTTATATATAATATAAAATGAATTTTAATTAAAAACCCTAGAACAGAAATGTTACTAGGGTTTTTTGTTTTTAGCAGTAAGTGTCTCGGAAACGAGGTCCATGACAAGGCACTATAAAGATTGTATGTTGAACGGGCGGACAAGTGGATGGCATGTTCTTATGTGAACAGAAAATACTTGTTATAATAAAGTACATTAGTCGGCAACTAGGTCCCACCCAGAGTAAAAGTGGACGATGTCTTAGGCGAGTAATTAGTGTGCTTTATTATACGCATTCGCAAGAGTGCGTTTAACTCTCGTTCGCCTAGTCTGGTATGGCACTTGCTTTGGGAGCAAGAAGAACGTAGGTTCGAATCCTACACGAGAGACCAATTTAACGGGTGATGAGCAGCATTGGCGACTGCAGCAGACTGTAAATCTGTGTCCTCTGGAAACTAGGTTCGACTCCTAGATCACCCACCAAGTTTGGGACGGTAGCTCATTTGGAAGAGCAAGATGCTTTTAACGTCGAGGTGGTGGGATCGTAGCCCACCCGTCCTACCAATGTTGACTATAGTGTAGTGGCAAC